ACCGCCACGTTGTTGGCCGAGGTCTGCGCTGCACGCTTGAGGATCAGGTAGCCCGTGGAGGTCGGGTCCAGGTTCAGCGCGGCACTGATCGTATAACTGTTGCCGGTAACAATGCTGGACTTGAAGCCGAAGTCGGTGCTGTAGTCCAGCACATCCTGCGTGTCCGAGCTGACCGAGATTGAAGCATTGGTCAGGCTCAGCACCTCCGTCATGGTGCTGGAGCTTGTCGGAGCGCTGGAAGCGGTGGTGCCAGCCTTGACCCAGAACCTGAGATCAAGAGCGGCGAAATAGGTTCCGGCCACGTGGGTGTTGTTGCGTGTGCCCTAACTTGCCGCCAGCCGCTCTTCCTCTGCTTCCAGCACCTCCCACGGTGTCGGGATCGGCGAGACGTGCAGGTCAAAGCCTTTGACGTCATGCGCAATGCCGGCGGTGGCCAGCAGCGCATCCTTCAGGTCGGTCTTGCTGCAGCTCAACTCGCGGCACACGGCTGCAGACTCCCAGCCCAATGCCATCAGCTTGCGGGCCTGGTTGCCGAGCAGCCGCGCCTTGTGCGTCGCCTTGATTGTCCAGTTGTGGCTGCGCAGGTAATGCAGCACCTCACCTTGCGCAAAGGCCCAGAAGATGGTGCTCAGCCTTCCGCGCTCCGGGTTCCAGGCCTTGCACGCCTTGATGAAGGCCATGTCTACGCAGGAGAAGATGTCTTCGCGTGCGATGCAGTGCCCGTACTTGCGTGCCAGCTTGCCACCGAAGCTCTTGATCAGGCCAATGTGCTCGGCATACATGCGCCCGATGCGGCGCTGCTCTGAGCTTGTCAGCGGGTTGGCTAGATACGGTTCAGCACGTCGCTTGAGCGGTGCAACTGCAGCAACCGCAAACAGATCAAGCTGGCATTCAGCGACGGGCATTGTCACACTCTAACTTCGCAACACCGGCACTGATCGGGCGCTGGAATTGGAGCCGCTCAGGCACAAGCAACCGAGCACTTGCTTCAAGTGCGGCACCACGTTCAGAGCGTTCTTGGCCTCTGCCTGGCCGGCCTGGTTGAACTCCACGTCGATCACGTCCACCCGCGCTCGCTTCAGGTTGGCATTGGGGATGCCAGGGATCAGTTCACTGCTACCAGCGCCGGTGCCGCTGAGCACGTTGCTATCACTCAGCAGGTATTCCGCCAGGTCAAAGGCGGCCTGCTTGATCGGCTGCGGAATCTCGCTGCTGGTGAAGCTCCAGTCGCCGCATTCAGCATCACTGCGCGGCCAGAGCAGCGCCTGCGTGGTGGATGCCTTGCTGCCCACGTATTGCAGCTCATCGAGGTAGCGGGTCGCCATGATCAGCGCCCGACCCTTGTTGTCAGTGGTTGCCGTGGCCCAGTTCAGGGTGCCGAGGTACAGGTTGGCCAGATCATCAGCAGCGGCCACCGACAGGTAGCTGTTGGCATTGCTGGCCCCGGCAGTGGCGACAACGGTGACGGGCATGGCGGCGCACTCTTGGCCTTAAGTTGCCGGTGGCGTCTTCGGTGCTGACCAGAGCTTGACGGCCTTGTCGAAGCCGATCTCGCCGTCCACCAGGCGCTGGCCGAGCTTCTTGCCGAAGATGGCCTGCGCAGTTGCAGGGTTGTCGCTGACCCACTGCCTAGCCGCAACCTTGAAGCTCAGCGCTTGCTCAGCGCCATCGCCGTCGGCGGGTCGCTTGGGCGGCACCTTGTTGCCGCTCGGGTCGGTCATGTCTTCGCTGCGCCACTTCCACGGGAGGAGGTAGCAGCGGCACTGCATGTGCGGGCTGACCTTGCGGTAGTCAGTCGGGAAGCGCTTGCCGTCCAGCTTCAGGCAGATCGGGCAGACCGCGCTGTCCAGAACTGCCGTCCACACCAGCCCTTCAGGCCCCATCCATGCCGGGTCAGCCTCGAACTCATAGATCGCCTGCTGGGCCGCGTTGCCCACCTCCTGCACCCCGGTGCGGATGATGGCCTCGACGTTGTTCTCCGTGACGCGGACGACCGCATCCTCATAGGTGCGGAACACTTCGCCGCCCAGATCGGACAGCCCCAACCTGATGTAGCGCTCCACGCGATCGGCCACAGCGGCCGGCAGTGTTGCGGTCAGCTGCGTGCTGAGCGTCTTGCCGCCCACCACGGCATCGTTCACCAGGCGGTTGACCTGCGCCTGTGTGACCTGCACCGCACCATCGGAGGCCAGCTCACCGCCGGCCATGGTGACCATGCGGCGGGCAAAGTCCAGCTGCCGCTCGACAAATGGCGCCAAGGCGTTCTGCATGGCCGCCAGCTGCGGCACGCCAAAGCTGTCCTGCACGCTGCGGCCAACAGCTGCAACGATGCTGGCAATGATGCGCTCCCGGCCTGGCCCTACCGCCAGAACGCCGGAACTGCCCACCGCACGCTCCACAGCTACCAGCGTGGTGCGCAGATCGCGCAGCGCCTGCTTGATCAGGCGGTCTTCCAGCTTCTTGGCCGAAAGGGCATTGCGCAGGAAGGCTTCGACCTGTGCTGACAGATCAGCCATCAGGCGGCAAACACCCTTGCCGGCTGCACGGGGGTCACGACATAGGCGTCCCACCCATCAGGCAGCTCACCGATGTAGTTGACGTGCCAGCCGCTCAGCAGCACGGGTGTGGTAAGCACTTCGCCGGTGTCGGGGTCGTAGGTGCCGCCTGTGTAGATGGGGCCGATGACATCGAGGGCGTGCGTGTGGCTGGCGGTGAGCACCACGGTGTCGACGTCTTCATTGGTGGTGGTAAGGCCAGCAGCATCCAGCGCAGCCATGCCGGTGGATTCGTCGGGGAAGCGGAGGTAGTGCGTCATTGCGTGATCGCCTGCAAAGTGCTGTTGGGGAGGCGCTGGGGCCAGTAGGTGAGGCGGCGGATGGTGCCGCCGGTTTGTTGCGTACTGGCAAAATTTTGACCAATAAACATGCGATCCGGCGTTGGAATTGTCGCAGTTGTGTCCTCGGTTCCGATCTGTCCGTTAGTCGCCAAGTTGATGCTATTCAGGCGGTAGGAAACTGCTGTTGCGTAGCGAGCGCCTCCAGAAATGACTGGGCCGGCGCCTACATCCGCTTGTGTAACCCCTCCGTCAATTACGGCAACCGCAAGTGATCCAGCGCCAGTGCGTCGTGTAAAAATGCGTTCGTTACCAAGTGCATCTGAAATGTCAGCAGCAAGCTGAGCAATCGTATTGTTTGGTGCAGATACAACATCTGCAAACACCGTCCCCTCATCCTGCCGATACCAGCTGCTGAAGTTTGTGCCCGTGACGCTGGCAACGTCCACGCTGCGGGTGGCTGCGGCTGTGGTGGTGGGGATATAGCTGGTGGGGAAGGCTCCGGCTTCTAGTTGGGCGCTGGTGACACTGCCTGTCACCGTCAGCGTCAACGTGCCAGCAGATGGCGTAAATGTCAGCGTTGTCCGCGCCGGAAACGCACCACTTCCAACAGCTGGGCCTGCCGTGCTTGCTCCAGAAAGTGTGACAGTCCCCGAGCCATAAAAGGACAAGGTATGAGCGACCGCTGTAACGGTGACTGATTGAGTCGATAGCGTTGCTGTATTCAGTAGCAGATTCGTCCTCTGCTCCTCCGCCAACAACCCCAGGCTTTCGCCGGTTGTGGGGTTGTGGTCAAACCTCGGCACATCCACAGCTGCCGTCTGCAGCGTTCCCGCGCTGTCGATGTAGGTCGCGCTGCTGGCGCGGGTGAAGGTAATCAGGCTCTGCCCCGTTCTGGAGTCAACCAGCGATTTGCTGTCCGCAAAGCGCAGATCAAGGCTTGGCACCGCTTTTGCGCTGCGCCAGAGGGCGTTGTGCACCCACTGGCCTGGCATCAACGCAGCTCGGCGCGATGGCAGTACCAACGTCACAGGCCAGCCTCCAGTGTCACTACCTGCAGGCTGTGAGCAGTGCCGCTGGCTGGGGTGTACGCGCCACGGGTTTCAAGTTCGGCATAAAGGATGTTGCTGCCGGCTGCCAGTTTGATTGCCGTGCCGCAGTAGTCAGATTGCGTGAACAACGTGCTGCCCAGGTCTTGCGGCGCTGAAAGATCGACAAACCCCGCATAGGCACCCACTTCGCCGCTCACCAGATCAAACGCGGCGTTGTCCAGAATCGCGGTGGGAATGGCGGTGTAGAAGTGCAGCCGGAATCCGGCCATGCCGCTGGGCACCGTGGTGCTTGCAATCATCAGGCGCACCGACTGCACTAGCACGTAGCCACCGCTGGGGCCGATGCTGGGCAGGGTGATGATGGCGCTGCCCGCATTGGCGGGCGTGACGCCATCAGCCACACCAATCACATCACCGGCGGTGTAGGCCGTGGTATTGCTGGGGCGCGTGATGGTGACCGCAGCGCGATAAGCGACACCGCTTGCTTCTACTGCAGCCTCGCCGCCGCCTAGAAAGGTGGCCATCAGTCTTCTGTCACCTGAATTTCCTTAGGTTGCCGACCACGGCGGCGAGGCCTGGCCTCTTCCTTTGGCGAGGTCAGCTCAACAGCAAAAGAGGCCGCCTCCGCAGAGGCAGCCTCCAGCTGTTCACGCAGTCGCCTGAACGCGAACAATCCCACTGATCACTTCCGGTAGAAGATGACTGTGGAGCTGGTCGCCACACGGCCAACAAAGGTAGCCGAGCTGGCTGCTGCCACGGTGGCAGAGCCGGTCACGCTCACGCTTGCACCACCAGCAAATGTGATGGCGTGAGTCGCACCTGCGAGGTTGACGATCGTCACCTCAAAGCACTGGCCGACCATGGCACTGTCGCCCAGCTCGCTGATGATCTCAGCAGCGGTGGCGGTGGTGTAGGTGCGGCCTGTGGATGGGGTCACCGTGATCAGGCTCTCAACGCTCTGGGCAGCGGTGAGGGTGGTGTCAGCGTTGCCGCCGGCCAGCAGCACGCGGCCCTGGGTAGCGCGGCCGAAGTTGGCCTGCTCCAGTTCAAAGATGGATGCCATCGTTAGTTACCTCAGAAGTTGGGGTTGGAAACGATGCTGACGACACCAATGTTCTTGGTCTCGTAGATCTGCGTCCAGTTGCTGGCCGCTTCCAGCGTGGCGCGGGAAGGGTTCACGCCACCAGAGGTGTAGGACACACCGAGGGGGTGATAGAGATTGTGCCAATGCACCGACATGGCATCGCTCAAGGCGAGGATGTCACGGTCGGTCTCGGTCACAAGGCCCGACTGGGTGCCGGAGGCCATGGCACCGGGGGTGAACAGGTACGAGGCGAAGTTGGTGCCATCGTTGTTCACGTCGTCAGAGACGATCACGCGCATCCCCATGTAGAAGGGAACGGTGAGGTCGCTGGCAAAGGCTGCGGCCATGCTGCCGCCAAACACCGGAGCAATGCCGGTGGTGGCTTCAGTGCCGCCGCCACGTGCCTCATCGTTGGTCACGTAGTCGATCGCCTTGCGCTCTACGAGGTCGTAGAAGCACTTGCTGTGCATCGCAATGACGCTCAGCTTTTCGCCTTGATCGCCAAGAGCAGCGCGGGCTTCTGCCACCTTGCCAGGCGACAGGACAGTCGCCGTTGCGTTGGAATCAATGGCCAACGCACGCAGCGCACCGGTGGTGTTGCTGGTCAGCGGGCCAAAGACACCGCGCAGGATGGAGAACACATCCTTCTGCTGCTGGTGGCTGATGTAGTCGGCGACCTTGCGGCCAATGGCCTGCATCGGGTCGTCGCCAGCGGCCAGCGCGGCCAGGGTGCGCACTTCCCAAGCGCGACCACGGTGCAGGACCGGGCAGATCTGCTTTTCAGCACCGATCTTGCCGGGGATCAAGCTGGTGGTGTCGCTCAGAACTTCAGCGTCGCCACTGAGGTTGGCGGACCAGGAAGGGACGTTCACATAGTCGCCGCCTTCTGTGGCATTGAGAATGTCCAGAGGTTGGATCACGCCGCTGTTGATGAAGGCCGACCGAGTGGTGACAGCCTCGTCAACGTAGGCAGTGAACACCTCGGGGACAATGATGTCGCTCCGAAGGGTTGCCATGATGATGGTTTAAGAGGATTGGGACGCGGCCACAGGCCTTCACGGGTCAGCACAGCCTTCCCTTACGCTATAGATTACCGCTTGGCTTCTGATTTGAGCTTGGCGTATAGCTCGGGGTTTGTTTTGAACAGGCGGCCCTGTTCGGTGAGGTTGTAGTGCTCAGCGCTGAACGGGTTCTTGGTGCCTGATGGAACAACCGCAGCGCTGCGACTTCCGGCCGGTGCGCCGGTGCCCTGTGGCTTGGGTGCTTTGAGCCGATACTGCGGCAGGCTGGTCTTGGCCCAGTCGTTGATTGGTGTGCGCTGATAGCCATCCACCACAACAACGGTGCCATCGGGCTCGCGTTCGATCTGCTCCGGCTTGAGGCGCAGGCGGATCACCTCGTCAGGGTCGTGAACAATGTCCGCCAGGGCAGCGACCGCAGGGCCGATCAACTTCAGCTCGCGGTTCTCAGCTTCCAGGGCATCAAGGCGCTGCTGCAGCGTGCCTTCACGCTCGCGGTACTGCTGCTCCAGCTTCTGGCGGGCTTCGCTGTAGTTGCCCTGCTGTTCCAGCTCGGTCTGCTCGGCGCGTTGCTTGAACTCCAGCAGCGCCCGCACGTCGGTGCCATCAGGCAACTCTGCTGCCATCTGCTCGTATTTGCGCAGCTTGCGCTTTTCTTCCAGCAGTTCCTTGTTCTTGCTGCGCAGCAGGTTCAGCTCAGCTTCTAGGGCCGAGGCATTAGGTGCAGACTGCTCCACAGGAGCGGTGTCGTTGTCAGGCATGAAGACCCACAGGGTCAAAGGTGCGGCCTAGGTTGCCGTCACAGCCGGTGACTACCGGTGCGTTCCTGGCGTTCCTGCTCGCGGATCGCAGCGAGGATGTTGGCAGCCATGAAGGTGTTGCCGCACTTGTCGGCGATCTCCAGCGCCTTGAGCAGGCGTTGCATCCGCTCGCTCATGGCAGCTGCTGCAGGTTGGCGCTGAGTTGCTGCTCTTGTGCCCCCAGGCGCCGCTCCTGCTGCGCAGCCGTGGCCTCCAGCTCGGCATCCACATCGAAGTCGTCATAGAGCCATTCGCCATCAGCCAGTTGGATCAGCAGCGTTTCCTGAGTGATGTCACCGCCGACGCGCAGCTTGATCAGCTCGGCCACATGCGAGGGCTCCAGCTTGTGCGCCACGAAGTCGTTGTTGACCATGCTGCTGCCCGCTGTGGGCAGGTTCAGGTAGGCCGCATGAAACCGCAGGCAGGTATCAATCAGGTTCTGCAGGCCCAGGGCCACAGCCATCAGCGCAGCATCACCCTGGCTGCGGTCGATGCTCTTGGATTCGGCGGCCTGGTTGGTCATGTTCTGACCGAGCACGGCAGCTAGACCCAGCTCGGCAATCTGCTTTTCAATGCGGTCCAGCTCGGTGAAGCGGGCCTGATAGCTGGTGCCGGTGGGCTCGCTGAACTCAGCACGTGCATCCACCGGGAATGCCATGGCTGACGCTGGCCCAGCGTCCAGCTCGTCAAGTTCAGCCGGCACGCCGAACAGGTTGTAGCGGGGAACAGCTGCAACGTGGAGGATGTTGGCCTGATCGGATTCGCAGCGGTAGGCCTTGAGATTCAGCCAGGCCACTTCCTCCAGTGGCGGAGTGGATTCCATCAGGCCGGTGCGGTTGGCATAGGCCACGGCGAAGGGGATCTCGTCAAGCGTGGTGGCGCCTTCGCTGATCAGCTCCCAGTTGCGGCTCTTGGATGCCTGCTTGCGGAACAGACGGAAGCGGCCGGGTTCCAGCACGCGCACCTGCTCGCAGACTTCCTCGCCGAACTCGCCGTAGGGAACAGTGACCCGTTCCAGCAGGCGCAGCTGCGTCAGCTTCTGGCTGCCGCCGATCACATCAGTGCGCCAGCCGAG